GTAGATGACCCAGCTGGCGATAGTTTATACTGTCATGTATTAAACAAAATTAAAGCTATAAGACCTATGCCAAAATTTGGTACACCAATGTTTTAAATATGAGTAGTAGATGTATAACCCCCTTTTATAAAAAAGAACCTATAAGAGGAGAATACATGCCATTACCATGTGGTAAATGCCCCCCATGTAAAAAAAGACGAACATCAGGTTGGTCTTTTAGATTAGTTAAAGAAGGAGAGCGGAGTAATTCCGCTCTCTTTATTACATTAACTTATGACACTGATTATGTACCTATTACGTCAAATGGTTTTATGAATCTTAATTTACAAGATTTACAAAAATTTTTTAAAAGATTAAGAAAAAGAACAAATGAAAAAATTAAATACTATGCAGTTGGGGAATATGGAAGTAACAAAAAGCGACCACATTATCATATCATTCTTTTTAACGCTAATAAAGAGCATATTATCGATAGTTGGACTATTGATAATAAGCCTATTGGTTCTGTGCATATTGGTGATGTTAGTACTGCCTCTATCGGTTATACGTTAAAATATATGTCGAAAGAATCAAAAATACCCATGCATAAAAATGATGATAGAAAAAAGGAATTTGCTGTAATGTCAAAAGGTTTAGGAAAACATTATTTATCAGAAAAAATGATAAAATGGCACAAAAATGATCTATTAAACCGAATGTATGTACCAATTGAAGATGGTAAAAAGATAGCTATGCCTAGATATTATAAAGACAAAATGTATACAGAACAAGAAAAAGATAAAATTAATGAACACATGGGTAAAATTGGTGAATTAGAAGAATTAAAAATGGTGGAGTTTTATGGTTCCATATATGAAAAGGAAAGGATAAAAATGGAAGAAGGTTTAAAAGCCTTTAAAAAAATGTATAAAAACTCAGAAAAAGAAAGAAAACAAAACTATGAAAATTAAAAATTGTTTAAATTATCATGAATTTGATAAGAAATATGAAAAAAGCGGTGGTCCAAGCCAAACAATACCTGACCAAACAATGAGTATAAGAGAATTATTAAGAAGATATGCAAGTGGTTTACCACTTGGTGGAGGTAAAGAACCTATATATGAAGGCGAAGAAGGAGATGGTATCGACCCTCGTAGACTCGATTTAGCAGAAAGGCAAGAACTTGAAATAGCTGCTCGTCAAGAACTTGCTGAAATCGAAGAACGTTTAAAGAGCAAAAAAGTAGAAAAGTCAACTGCAAAGTTGACAAAAGAGGATATCGAAGATATCCAAAGCCAAGATGTTGAAAACATCTAAAAAAGAGAAATACGGCTGTGCAAGTTTACTTGCATGGCTGTATTTATCAAGACAAGCGAAGCGCGTCAGTAATAAGCACTAATACTCTTGATATATTAGTGCTTATTGACACCAAATATGTATATTTGAAAAGTGAATGAGGACGAAGGAGGTACGACGCACTACAAAAGAACAAAACAAAAAACACATATTGTGTCACAAAAAACAAAAAAAATAAAGTTATGCCGTTATCACCAGACGCTTGGGCACAAATAGGTACTACCCTATTTAACACTGCTTCAACGCAATACACAAACATACAAAACAGAAAAAATGCATTAGCAGACTGGAATAGGTTAAATACCTATAACACCCCAGCAGAACAAATGAAAAGATTTCAAGCTGCTGGATTAAATAAGAATCTTATTTATAACCAATCTAATGCGGCAGCACCTGTAAGAAGTACAGATTATGTTGCTCCTCAATTAGATACTGAAAATTTACAAGTTTTCAAAAAATCAAATCAATTTCAATTACAAGAATTATCTCTTGAATCTATGCAGGGTCAAGTAGAAGGTATTAAATTGAGAAATGATGAACAACGTTTAAAAAACGAAATATTAGCCTCAACTAAAAACGATTTAATGGATAAACCCTCTATTTTAAATAGAGTACAAAATGCATCTTATGATAATTTAGTAGAAAGCGTAAATATTAAACGATTAGAACGTTCACAATTTCCAATTAGAACTGATTTATTAAAAGAACAATTACGAAATCTAGCAACAAGTAATGATTATCAAAAATTAAATATCATGCAAAAGTATGATATTAATGAGTTATTAAAAGACCAAATGAAAGCTATAACAGAAGGTAGAAAACAACTTAATACAGTTGGTCAATTAGATGTTGAAACAAGACAAAGATTAGAAGAAATTTTAAAAGGTAGTGGAAGTACAACAGGAGGTAGAATTGCTACCTTTTTAGGAGATATTTTTAAATCTTTAATAAAAAAATAATGAGATTATATACACAAGACCAAATTTTAAGGTTAATAAAATTATATAATACAGCAGACAATTCTGAAAAAGAATTATTAAAAAAATATGTTGAACAAGCTTTATATAAATATTTTAATCACAAACTAAAAACTAAAAAATGCGAAGACGAAACTCATATCGCCGCTCATTTAGAAAGCGCGGTTATGGCAAGCGTAAAGTAAGCCGCAGTTACTATGTATCTCGTGGCGGAATTAGACTATAAAAAAAAGCCGGTTAGTCGCCGGCTTAATTAAGTTCATTAGAACTTAATTAAAATTAATTAAAAAACTTAAAAAACAAAAAAAAATGGGAAACAATTTATTTAATTCCATTAAGTTACAAAGACCAAAAAAGAATGTCTTTGACTTGACGCATGACGTCAAATTGAGTGCAGATATGGGAAATCTCACTCCTATTTTAACACTAGAATGTGTACCTGGTGACAAATTTGAATTAGGTTGTGAAAGCCTTATTAGATTTGCACCAATGATTGCACCTGTAATGCATCGAATGGACGTAAGTATGCATTACTTCTTTGTTCCAAACAGAATTGTATGGTCAAATTGGGAGAAATTTATTACAGACGCTAATAGCGGTTTGGCAATGCCTTATATTACATCTAATCAATTAGAATCTAGATATAGTGCAAATTGGACATCAAATGTTCAAAAATTTGCTGATTATATGGGTGTACCACCACCACCAGATGCTTCCACAAATACAGAAATTAATGCTCTTCCTTTTGCTGCATATCAAGCAATTTATAATGAATATTATAGAGATCAGAATTTAGTTCCACCTGTTGATTATAAATTAAAAGATGGTTTAAATAATGCTACTTGGGAAGAACTTAATAAATGGTGTGCATTAAGAAAACGTGCATGGGAACATGATTATTTTACGTCTTCATTACCTTTTGCTCAAAAAGGAGCTGCTGTTGATATTCCATTAGGAACATTATCAGGAGATGTAGCTGTGGTAACAAATACACCAGGAGGTACAACACTTACAGGTACGACAAATCAAACAGTACCATATAGTCCAGGTTTTACACCAGCACCTAATACATTACGTGCAGAAACAGAAGGTCTAGAAATAGAACCAACAACCATTAATGATTTAAGACGTGCATTTAGATTACAAGAATGGCTAGAAAAAAATGCTCGCGGTGGTACTCGATATATTGAAAGTATTTTAACACATTTTGGTGTAAAATCATCAGATAAACGTTTACAACGTCCAGAATATATAACAGGTGTAAAGTCACCGGTTGTAATATCAGAAATTGTAAATACAACAGGCGCAGTAGATGGTTTACCACAAGGAAATATGTCAGGACATGGTATGTCTGTAACTAGTGGACGTTCTGGTACATATTATTGTGAAGAACATGGTTATATTATAGGAATTATGTCAGTAATGCCAAAAACTGCATACCAACAGGGAATTCCTAAGACTTACTTAAAAAATGATACATTAGACTATTATTGGCCATCATTTGCACATATTGGTGAACAACCTGTCCAACAAAATGAAATATATGCATATACTCCATCTAGTACTGATACATTTGGATATGTACCTCGTTATGCTGAATATAAATATATGCCAAGCCGTGTAGCCGGAGATTTTCGTACAACATTAGATTATTGGCATTTAGGTAGGATTTTTGCAGAAGACCCATCTTTAAGTGAAACCTTTATAGCATGTGAACCTGACAAAAGAATTTTTGCAGTAGATGACCCAGCTGGCGATAGTTTATATTGCCATGTATTAAACAAAATCAAAGCTATAAGACCTATGCCAAAATTTGGCACACCAATGTTTTAAATATGAGTAGTAGATGTATAACCCCTTTTTATAAAAAAGAACCTATAAGAGGAGAATACATGCCATTACCATGTGGTAAATGCCCCCCATGTAAAAAAAGACGAACATCAGGTTGGTCTTTTAGATTAGTTAAAGAAGGAGAGCGGAGTAATT